GCGCTTTGCCATTGCATTGACTGCCCTGTCTACGCTTGATTCCGCTTGCTTCAGCATTCCATCAATGACTCCTCGCTCATAATCCGAGGTGGGCTTGACCTGATTTGTTTCTGATTGAATAGCCAGCACATCGTGGATTTGTCTAAGCAACCCGCAGATTTCGTCTTTAGTCATGCTTGCCCCCGTGCTCGTATGGCATCCGCGATGATCTCAGAGTAGTTGCGTTCAGGCCCGTCAGCGTATTCGTCAGCCAACTTTGCACAGGCCTCGCGCTCCTCGTCAAGTAGCATTTTTATTCTGTCCCCATACATTGACACCACAATTGTCGGCAGGTTGATTGCTCGGGCGCGGTCGTACAACTCAATGTCTTCAGGGGTTAAGGTAACAATAACATCGTGCTCAATCATGCTTGCCCCCGTGCTCGGATGGCGGCGGCGCACTGGTCTGCGGTCAAGTCGGCTCGGCCCGGATGCGAAAGCACCAAGTCCCCGCACAACTTTGCACACGCCTCACGCTCTTTAGCCGCCACTAGCTTGGCGAATGCTTCAAGCGCTTGCGCGTATAGACCATCGCGGGGTGACGTTGTTAATAGCTGGCACTCAACAGCCATTCTTATAATTTCATCTTGTGTCATGCTTTACCTTTGTATGTAGAACCCAGCGAATACAATGAACGCCATGAAACATGCCACGGCGAACAGACCCTTGACGATCTGCAAGTTCTGATGCCGCCGCCAGTTCTTCTCAAAAACCAGTTCGGATTCTTTGATCTTCTGTTTTAAGTCTGATTGAATAGTCATATCATTTCTCCATAGTAGGAAAGAATCTGTTTATAAGCGCCCTTCAAAGCGCCAATGTGCTGCTTCTCAATCTCGGGTTCGTGCGAAAAGACGGGAATAGTCTCCGTCTCCAGCAGCTCAAGGTCTTCCCTAAGACGCTCAATAAATATGTTGTCTACGGTGTCGCCATCAAGTGTCACGTTAATTTTCATCACTTTTTCCCTCAATACGCTCTTTCTCCAACTTCTGCACAGCGATTACGGCATCTCGTTGTTTGAGCAGACTGTCTAAAAAGCATTCCTGATGGGCATACCTTCCGAGGAAGGCGGACCCTTCGCTGTGCTCGACTGGCTTATGACAGATGAAGCAGTTCAATCTGTGCCCCCAGCCTTTTCTTCTACGGTGTTTACCTTCCCCTCCTTGACGGCCTCTCTGAGCATGTGAATAAAACCGTAGGTGATCAGGTATCTAGCCGAGTCGGCGTCCATGTTCAGCTTTACGTTGATAGAGCCGTCTGGGTTCTCTTCTAGGCATTCCATTTCAATCTTGCAGTCGCTCATTTGTTGCTCCTAAAGCTTGCCCATGAAATATATGGTTGCTATTGTTATTAAAGATGAAGCAAGCGCAACACCCAGCACGATTGCATAACAAATCAGAAGTAATCTCATAAGTCATTAGCAGTAGGGCGCTGATTCTCAAGCGCTCTTGCTACCTCAGGGTTCATGTCGTTCACCATCTTGACGCAGCGCTGGTGCTCTTTCAGGGCAATCATCGGCTGCACAAAGGCCGCAACCTTCTGGGCAAACTGGTAGATGTCTACGTCGTCCGCCACCACCGCGTTGGGCTCGTGCTGGTCGCAGTAAAAAAATATCTGTTTGATGGACTCTTCACTTAACATGGTCTCTCCTTACTGATGTTGATTTTTAAGCTGCCAAAATTGCAATAAATGCATGAACATTTCCCAACCGCGGTCTAGGTCCTCCGCGGACCACTCCTTTACGACCACCAAGCCGGGCACGCTGCGCGACACAAATACGTTGGCCGCCCTTGCGTTTGGTATGCCTAGGCCCACTCGATATGCCGAGAGCTGCATGAGGTGCTCGTCGTACGTGTCGACCTTTGCGGGGTCCGAGAACTCCTTGGTCTTGATGTCGACGACAATTCCTGACTCAGCAAATAGGTCGCACTTACCTCCAAAACCCGCCTCGTGTGCAAATGAGCGCTCAGAAATCCATGTGCAGTCACCAAAGTGTTCAGTGATTGCTTTGGTACAGGCGTCGACGCTATCCTTGTGTCTCCCTGTTGGCTGTCCTTCATAGTGTCCTTGAATAGATGCGTGAATCTCCGTGCCTGCGTCAGCCGCCGCCCTGCCCTGCTCCTTAGAGTCGCTAATGATGCGATCGATGTACTCCTTCTCGGGCTCCTCCGCGCGCTTGGGAAGCGTTAGGGCCGAGTACAGGACCTGCTGCTGCATCCAAGCCAATAGAGCGGGCTTGGCCACGATATTGAGGATTGTGGTGACGCTGGGTACGAGACTGAGCTTGCGAGCGTCACGCAGGGTTGTGGCGCGCTGGCCACCCTTCGCGGCCTCCACGGTATACATGGGAGCGCCGTCCCGCGTATACCAGTGATTAGACTCGCTAGCTCTTGTTGATGAGACAACCAAGCTCATTTGCGGCCCCTTACGACAGGCTTGGGCTTCCTGCCGGGCTTCTTTTTGGGTACGCCGTCCTTTGTAAGACCATAAGGCGCCCGCTCAACCGCTTCCGTTGCATAACGCCTAATCATGCGATCCCTTCTGGTTGGTTCGTTCCAAATCCCGGCGGCCTTCATGGCGGCCACCTGATGCACGGTTAAGGAAAAGTCGCCCTTTGGTGTCTTGGGAGGCTCTGGCTTTTGAAGGCCAAGGAGTGCTTTGACCTTAAGAATTAAGGACTCGAATTTGCTTGGTTGTTTAAAAGTTCTCATCACGTCTTGTTACCTTATTAAAATGGAATGTCGCTGTCCATGTCGTCAAAGCCAGAGTCGTTCTTAGGGGCAGGCTTGCCGCCCTGTTGCCACTCAGGCGTTGCTCTGATCTTTTCCTGCAGCTTGTTGCTGAAGTTTTCAAAGATGGCCATGTCAGGATTCTCAAGGTCAAAAATCTCCAGCTCGTTGTGAGCCTGAGGCAGCCCCGCCTTCTTGATTTGAGACGACACGGGATTGATGCTGGCAATGTTGGTGTACTCGTTGCCGTCGTTACCAATTTCCCGCACCACAGACAACATAGCCCATGCGCCCAGAACGTTCTTAAGCTGAAAGCCTTCAAGCTCCGCGGCCGTGAATGTGCGTGATCGCCAATTCTCGAGGTCCTTACGCAGGTTTGCGTTCTCAACTAAGCTGGCAGTAAAGTTCTTGCTGATGCTCATCGGCTCGCCCTTGTCGGTCACCAACGGGGTGCCGTCCATGTCCTCGCTGTGCACCTCAAACTGCATCATAATTTTTTTAACTTTCTTAGTCACACCTTTAAAGGTTGAGTTTTGCGAGCCAAGGTCCACGATTCGGTAGCACCGTGCGAGGTGCATGCCGGGTGGCACTGGCTTGAATGACGACGTTCCGCCTGATGCTTTCACTGTTAGTCCCATTTGTTTCTCCTACTAGATATTGATACCACTTCAAGTGTCACTGTTACTTTCCTCTTGGGCGTACCGCACTCGCTGCGGATGATGTCCCAGTCGGACCCTCTTGCTTTGCCAGCCTCGGCCCTTTCCAAAGCCTCCTCCAGCATTTGCAATCTTTCCAGCATGAGCTGGTGCATTTCCTCTTCTCTCATAAACGCTCCTTAGTTCGCTTTTGTGTTAAACACGCTTAAATGTATCACGTTTAATTTCAGCGTACAATACCCCTTGCGCAAATTTATTTTATGTGTAACATCTACTTAACCCAACAAAAGGAGAGGCATGAACCTAACCGAATATTTTTCAGACAAACCAAGGGGTGCCAAGGTCCAACTAGCCCTACAGCTGGGCATAAGCAAGACATGGCTATCGTTAGTAATCTCAGGGCGAAAACTGCCTAGCCCTGAACTGGCCCGAGACATCGAGGCTTTGACTGGCAGGCGAGTGAAGAGGGCTGATTTAAGGCCCGACATTTTTGGAAAAACAGCGAAATGATTTGGTACAAATTTCACATTGGGGACTACATCTCACACACCATGCACCTAGACGACGCCGAAGACTTGGCGTATCGCAGGTTGCTGGACTGGTACTACATGGCAGAGCGGCCGTTACCTCTAGACATCAGCTTGGTGGCCAGACGCATTCGACTCGACGAGGACGTGGTTGAGCCCGTTCTAAAGGAGTTCTTTGTGCAGACCGAGGAGGGTTACATCAACACCAGAGCGGACAAAGAGATCGGGGCCTACAACGTGAGGGTCGACCTAAACCGCAAGTCTGGCAAGCTTGGAGGCAGGCCTAAAACCATTGAGGTTTCTAACGGGGAACCATTGTGTAACCCTAACAGAACAGAAACAGAACAGAAACAGAATATAAATACCATTAAGTCGGAAACTTCGTTCCCTCCCTGCCCCCACAAGGAGCTTTTAAGTCTTTACAAGAAACACCTGCCGCATTTAATGCAGCCAAGGGTATGGGAAGGGGCAAGGCAGGCCGCAATGAAGGCAAGGTGGACTCAGGCAGGCAAGCCCTCCACTTACAGCCCTAAAGGCTACAGCACGATGGAGGACGGCCTTGAGTGGTGGGATTCCTTCTTTGGCTACGTGGCCAATGAGACGACCTTGGCCAAGGGCTTTGAGAGCAATGGCAGGGTTTGGCAGCCTGACCTTGTGTGGATCGTGAACGCTACAAACTTTGCAAAAATCATTGACGGGAAGTACGCAAAATGACATTCGCCAGACCAGACAAAAAGTCAGACACCGTAGACGAGGGCAACAGGCTCTTTTGCTCAGTGGCTGGATGTACAAATCTTTGGACCGTCCAGATTGACCGCCCAATGTGCAGCCATCACCAGTGGAATCGCGGACCTATAAAGCCTAAAATTGGCAAGCTTCCTGACCTCAAGGCCAAGACCGTGTCGCAGTGGTACGACGAGGAGGAGTTTTGAACTACTATGAAGCAAATCGAATTCTTGACAGAGTCAGGGACGGCGCGCAATTTAGCGAAGATGTCATCCTCAGAGCTCTTGACCTTACGGGAGACTATGAGGGACTGCGAGGCGAGGGAGTGGATTGCGAGGTACAGGGCCAAGCAAAAACAGGCTGGCCGAGTGGCCGCATGGACTTGGTGGCAGGACACCCTTGCTGACATCTCAAAACGACGTGGCGAGAAGGCCGCGGAAGACTTACGACAACGAATGAACAGGAACAGCAATGAGAAGAGCGGCAAGGGTTGACGCAAACCAAGACCAAATCGTCAGCGCATTACGGGCAGCTGGCGCCTACGTGTGGATCATTGGCCTGCCAGTTGACCTGCTGGTGGGGTACAAAGGTCACACTTTTTTGGTAGAAGTGAAGGACGGCCCTAAAAAGCGTTTAACGGACCTACAGTCTGATTTTTTTGAGAAGTGGGTTGGTGGCACCCTGTGCAGGATCGACTGCGCAGAAGCCGCTTTGAGAATGATTGGCGTTGTTAAAGAAAGGGAAGATGATGAGCTATGAACGAGACCCGCATAAGGCTGTTGATCACATACTTTCGTACAGACATCTGTATGCAAAGGCAAGGGCGGAGCGCTCCTACATCGAGCAGTTTCGCAAGAGCCTCAAGGCGGTTTTGATGAAGAAGAGTGGCGAGTCCACCATCGGCGCGCAGGAGCGAGAGGCCTACGCCCATCCAGAGATGACCCAACTACTTGACGGGCTTAGAGCTGCAGTCGAGGAAGAGGAGCGCTTAAAGTGGGAGATGACCGCGGCCGAGCTGAGGGTGGAAATTTGGAGAACAGAGCAAGCAAACAACCGAGTAGAAGGAAGGGTTACTTTATGAAAACGCAGAAAAAATTTCAAGTTGTTGGAGAGATCAAGCGAGCAACAGTGGAGCCGCTGACATTTTCCACGCCGTGGGGTCGGGTATGGACCAGAGGCTCCGACGTAATGAACACTTGGAAGCGCTACGGCTTTGTGCCGCCATCTGAGGTGCGCAACGACTGGTATTTCAAGATTAACCGTGAGGGAGGTAAAGTTGAAGACCGCTGAAGATGAAGCTTTCGAGAAAATTGAAGAGCTTGCCCAAAAGCGAGAGAGTAAAGACCCCGTTGAGAGAGCTTTCGCAGAGTGGCCGCACAGCCATAGGCCAGAGCAGTACTTTGTACAAAGGGAGGCGTTCCATGCTGGATGGTTGGCCGCCAAGCGAGGTGCCAATTGAAGACCTGCCAAGTGTGTCGTACAAGGCCAGCAGAGAAGCAGGTGTTGACTAGCAATGGCCGCAAGATGTGGCGCTGCATCACCTGCTATGAGCTTAAAGATCGCAACGAAAAGAGAAGCAAATGACTGAAAAGATGAAAATTGTTTTTGCCGAGGGGTGCTTTGATGACTTCGACGGCACCGAGGAGGAGCTGGCCGAAATAATTGCCGACCTTCAGACCATGGTGGACGACGGCACCCTGCTGGAGAACAGCGAGAGGCTCACGCCTGAGGAGGAGGACGATCTTATTGAGATGCTTAAGTCAAAGGCTCCGCGGCAATGACAACCCTTAAAGAGAAAAAGCATATGTCGAAGGTGGCCGAGCTCGGCTGTGCAGTTTGTAGAAGGATGGGTTACGAAGGAACTCCTGCAGAGCTGCACCACCCACGCAAGCTTGCAGGGGGCTGGGGGCGCTCTAGCCACATGAGCGTGATACCCCTGTGCCCTGAGCACCACAGAGGAAATACTGGTGTGCATGGCCTCGGAACCAAAGGTTTTGAGAAATATTACGGTTATGATGAGGCTGCTCTCCTGAAGGATACACTTAGCCTGATTGAAGAACCCTATCAGGATGAGCAAGAAGATTAAAATTTAGTTGAGAAAGTCTGTCGTATTGTTTAATTTGGGCTTATACTTACATCACTGACCAAGCAATAGTGCAAGGCAGAACAGAGAAGGAAAGCGAAATGAACAACGACATCAACTTCACCAGCGTAGACACTCTGGGCTCACTCTTGGCCCAGATCGCTGACTTGACCAAGCAAGCAGAAGCAATCAAGGACTCCATCAAGGAGTCGGCCAGCGCGGGCGGCGCTAAGGTTGTAGAGGGCGCCATCTTCAAGGCTACCTACATTGAAGCAAACCGCTCCACCATCGACTGGTTGGCACTGGTTTCGACAAAGCTCGGCGTTGAAGCTGACTGGAAGGCCGTTGCCGCCAAGGTTGGCTATAGCAACGAGCAGTTGCCCAAAGCAATTGCAGACCACACGAAAACCACAGCGGTTTTCAGCGTCAAAGTTACATCACGTTAATTAACGGGGCTTCGGCCCCTCCTTTAGGAGTAAGCATGAAAAACGGATTTTGGGTTGTTGTGGGTTCTCGCCTTGTTTGCGGTTATGTGTCTCGTCGCACAATTTCAAGAAATTGCGTAACTTCTTCTCAAGCAAAGCAAGTTGCAAAAGAAGCCATCAAAGATGGTTATGAAGACATTGAAATTTATTTCTACCAAGAAGATGATGAAGAAATTGGCCCTGTTTACGGCTCATTTTCTGAGGCTCTTGAGTACGACTTTTCTCAAAATTAAACAACGGGGCTTCGGCCCCATAACTTAAACGAAAGCGAATCATCATGTCAGAAGAAATCGAAACAATTATTTATACTGAAGAGCATGTGCGCATCAGCGTTGACCAGTGGGACAACGGCGGCGTCTGGCTGTCTTTACAGGCGCGCAGCGCAAGCATGCACACTACATTGACTCGAGCTGAGGCGGAGCAGATGCTCAAGGGGCTGCAGGCCGTGTTAGGTGTAGAGGTGGCTGCGTGATTTCATTTGAGGAGCGCAAGAGAGACTTCTGGGAATGGCACAAGGCCAACCCAAAAGTGTGGGAGTACTTCGAGCGGTTCTCGCTTGAGGTAGTGCGCACTGGCCGCCTCAAAGTCAGTCACTGGCTCATCATCAACCGCATACGGTGGGAGGTGTACCTCGAGACCACTGGGGAGGACTTCAAGATCAGCAATGACTACATTGCCTTTTATGCAAGGCTTTGGAGAGCTCGTCACCCAGAGTACAAAGACTTATTCACAATCAAGAGAATGATCGGAGAACCCAATGAATGAAATGAAAAGCCCTTACTTAAAAGCGTTTAAAGAGTTACAAAAGATAGGCGTTCCTGTTTACGTACGCGATGACATGGACGGCCGTTTCCAAATCAGCGCCGAGGACCCAGACTCTTACAAGTGGGCGGACTATTACAGCGAAAACAATAATTGGATTTTTGGGGTAAACCCCAAGATCGACAATGTTTTGAGGAAGTTTGGGCTGTACTCAGAGTGGATCAACCCCGGTGAGCTTGGCGTTTACAGGATATAAAGCCACCCAAAAAATATTTTTGCTGAAGTGTGCACAACCCACTTGTTTAATATACAATTACAACCACTGCAGCGTCGCAGTGACAGCGAATTAGGAGAGAATCATGCACCCATTTGAAAAAGCAGGCTTAGGCAAGGCACCCTTCTCATGCACAGGCGTGAGCGAGAACGTATTTACATTGCCTGACGGCACCAGCAAGGCTGGCGGCTGCTGCGACTACTGCGGCACTGGCATTCGCTGGGAGTTCTGGATCAAGGGCAGCGTCGCTGGCGCCCGTCAGTTCAGGGTCGGCTGCGACTGCGTGGCTAAGACTGGATGGGGCATCGAGGGCTTCGAGAAGGTTCGCGCTGCACATACGCGCGCACGCCGCCAAGCTGGCGCAACAGCGCGCCGCGAAGCACGCAAAGCTCAGGTGGCTGCAGAACGCGCACAGCGCCAAGCAGACCGCCTCGAGGCTACCCAAACATGGCGCGACGCCAACGGCGCCTTGGTGGCCCGTTTGACGGCTTATGAGGGCGCTAATGAGTTCCTCAAAAGCATGGCGTACAACTTGGCCCATTGGGGTGACTTAACCGCCCGACAAGTCGAGGCCGTAGAGTCTTGCTTTGCGGTGATCGACCGCCTCGAGGCTGCACGCGCCAATAGCCAGCACCTTGGTGCAGTCGGAGATAAGGTCACCCTGACCATCACAGTTGAGCGTGTGATTGTGCTCAAGTCCGAGTTCTACGGCGACAACTACATCACTATTGCCCGCGACGAGGCAGGCAACGCCATCACCTACAAGGGCAAGACCGACATTGGCAACAAGGGAGACACCCGCACCATCAAGGCTAGCATCAAAGAGCACACCGTGTACAACGGCGTGAAGCAGACCGTCATTCAGCGCCCGAAGGTAGTGGAAACAGTCTCTTAAAAATATTTGTTTTGGGGGGCTTGAAACCCCCCTTTGTTTAATATACACTTACAGGCATGCGCTGAATGGTTCGGCGCTACAACAGTGAAGGACAGCGAAATGGACAAGATGGAACACGGTTACATGGTTGCAGCTAACGCACTGCGCGCGATCAACGCACTGGACGCCACTCAGATCACTGAGGACGCCGCGGCCGCGATCATTGCAGCGCTAACCGCCAAGCTGACACGCAGCCCGATGGCTCATCAGGACCACATTGTGGCGGCCGTAGAGTCACTGGACTACGCTCACGAGTACTTAGTAACGCAAGAGGTTTGAAATGACCAAGGATGAAGTCAAAGCATTAGCAAGGTACTGCGGCGTCATGGAGGACGAGTGCGGCCTAAAGGTAAGGTGGGACGACCTCGAGCGCTTTGCTCACGTTCTAATCGCCGGAGAGCGCGACGCATGCGCGAGAATGGTAGAGGGCGTTGTAAGGGCTATAAGGAGCAGGTCCGTTGAGCCGCCGAATCATTGAAGGGATACTCGACCAGCTCATGGTAGGGGTCGTATCAGTAGGCCTGCTCATGCTCATATGCTACAGGCCAGACTTATGGAAACCATAACGGTTTTCGCATTAGCACAGCGCCCAAAGGTTTGATACACTCGCGACAATCAAACCATTAGGATGGCGTATGTCAGAAGTAAAAAAGAAAATGGGAGCTCCGAAAGGGTCAGGCTCCAAGTACACAGAAGAGATTGCAGACAGGATATGCAAGGCAGTGTCCTGCGGCGTTCCACTGCGGCAAGTATGCAGGGAGGAGCAGATAAGCTGGAGCACGGTGTACGATTGGTGTAATGCTCACCCCGAGTTTGCCCCACGCCTCGCGCACGCGCGCGACCTTGGCTTTGATGCGATTGCGGAGGAGGCGCTGGACATCTCCAACTCACCAGTGACTGGCCTCAAGAAGGTGTTCTCTCAGGGCGGTGATAAGGAGATCATTACGGTGACTGAGGAGGACATGCTTGGCCACCGCAAGCTGCAGATTGAGACGCGCCTGAAGCTGCTGGCTTGCTGGAACCCCAAGAAGTACGGCAACAAGGTGGCTCTGGGTGGCGACGCAGACAACCCCATCAAGGTAGAAGCAGAGGTGCAGGCACAGCAGCTGCTGGACGCCCTGCTTAAGAACGTAGAGCTGACCAAGCAGGCTAATGGCTGACATAGCCGCCCTGCTCGAGGACCCGCAGGTAAGGCAGAGCCTCGAGGCTGTATCGCCTGAGTACAGGCTGGCATGGGCGTGGAGGATGACGTGGCTCAGTAAGCAGCACGCGCACCAGACGCTGCCAGCGGGGGATTGGTGGGCGATTTTCTTATGTCTTGCGGGTCGCGGGGCCGGTAAGACTCGTATGGCCTCGGAGCAAATTGGATGGTGGGCATGGGAAGAGCCCAACACCCGATGGCTTGTGGCCGCTCCAACCTCGGCTGACGTGAGGGCGACTTGCTTTGAGGGTGACTCTGGCCTTTGCACCGTCATACCGTCAGCGCTAATCGCCGACTACAACAAGCAACACCATGAGCTGCTCTTGATCAACGGCTCCCTCATTAAGGGCATTCCTGCGTCGGAGCCCGAGCGCTTCAGGGGTCCGCAGTTCCACGGGGGCTGGTGCGACGAGCTCGCAGCATGGGACTATCTGCAGGAGGCGTGGGACCAGATACAGTTCGGCGTGCGCCTTGGAAAACGTACCCGTCTCATCTGCACTACTACACCTAGACCAAAGGACCTCATAATCGAGCTCATTGGCCGCGAGGGTGACGACGTGGTGCTCACCACCGCCTCGACCTACACCAACCTCGGCAACTTGTCGGAGAACTTCAGGAAGCAGATTCTGCAGTACGAGGGCACCACGCTGGGGAGGCAGGAGATTTACGCCGAGATCATCGACCCTGAGGAGGGCGGTATCGTCAAGCGCGATATGTTCAAGCTGTGGCCATCTGGCAAGCCCTTCCCCAAGTTTGAGTACATCATCCAGTCTTACGACGTGGCCACCAGCGAGAAGGTGGCGAACGACCCCACGGCCTGCATCACCTTCGGCGTGTTCAAGCCGCTGGACGGCCCTATGTCGGCTATGGTGATCGACTGCTGGCAGGAGCGGATGCAGTACCCCGACCTGCGCCCCAAGGTGCTGGAGGAGTACGAGACCGTCTTCGGCGAGGGCAAGGACCGCAAGAGGGTGGACCTGCTCCTCATCGAGGACAAGAGCGCTGGCATCTCCCTCATCCAAGACTTACAGCGTGCGCACCTCCCTGTGCGGGCGTACAACCCCGGCCGCGCCGACAAGCTGCAGCGCCTCAACATCGTCTCCAACATCATTGCCCGCGGCAGGGTGTGGATACCTGAGAGCGACCGCCGTAAGGGCTACGTCAAGGACTGGGCCGAGGGGTTCGTGAGCCAGATATGCTCCTTCCCCGAAACCACCCACGACGACCTAGTGGACGCATGCACTCAGGCGCTGCGTTACCTGCGCGACTCAGGGTGGTTGGACATCGATCCCCCACCGCGAGAGGACTGGGACGAGGACGACTACGCCGACACTGGTCGAGTAAGAAGGGTCAACCCCTATGCAATCTAATGAAGCTGTGATACAATGGAAGCGTTGTCGTGGAAAACAACAGACGAGAGCCGTTACTCATGCCTTCGCCCTTGGTTCATTCCGCAGGGTTTCCACCGAGGGCAGTAGTAACGGTTTTTTTGTTTTCTGCGCCGACCCTCAGAGCGGGTTAGCTAATGGGCCAATGTCGGGGCTGCACTCATATACCGATGGCATTGCAGTCGCGACCCCGATGCCAGTGGCGTTCCATAGCGACCACAGAAACGAGCAAAACAAACCGACAGCGGATGGCCCACGATACGGGTGCTCGATAAAAGGAATATGGCGTTCAGCGTGCAGCAGTCCTACAGGATGGCTGAAGTCTCTCAGGTCGGGGGACTCGGGGTCGCGCTATGCCTGTAATCATTTATTGGACTTGACACGCCCAACCGTTTATGATGCAGGGGTATACGACAAAGGAACCCATCATGGCTGATGAGACCAAGCCCCGCAAAAACGTTGCCTTAAAACACATGGACGACAAGTTGGAAACCCAATCGGTTCCTAAGAAGCAGTCACTCAAGGAGTGGGCCATGGCTGGTGGTGGCGTTCCCGCACAGTACAAAGGTCGTGAGCATGTATGGCGCAAGCAGGTGCAGAAGTACGCAGCTGGTGGTGAGGTATACAACACCACGCCCGACATGGCCGACAGTGGCCAGATCAATCAAGCCCCAGCCTTTTCCAAGGGCGGTACAGTAAAGAATGCGGTAAAGAGTGCGGTCGAGGGTGTTGTTGAGGGCGTCAAGCCTTTAGTGGATCGCCTCAACATGCACTTCAAGGACGTGACCAAGCGCGTGCCTGAGCTGCAAGAGGGCGCACAAAAGATTCAAGGCGGTGAGATGACTCCCGCCGAGTATGAAAAACTCGTCAAGAAGTACAAGCCTGTTAAGCCCTACGAGTTTATTCCCAAGCCAGCAACCAGAGACGAGGCGATCAACGCTTTGACGGCTGACAAGCGCGACCTGTACGGTACACCCTCAAGCATGCTCAAAGCTGGTGACCCAGTGGGATTGCGCCTTGACATTCCAGCCTACAGCGATCACGGCGTGTGGGTCCCAGCAGTTCACCGCCAAGCCGCTGGCTTTGGTGCTGGTGACCGCGTTGGATACGAGAGCGTCGCGGGCGTAATGAACCCCACGTTTGGTATGTCCGAAAAGGCCGCTTTAAGTATTGCCGCGGGAAAACCCAAGGGGACTATTGCCACCATTAAGGGTGAGTGGAACCCAACGGACGAGGCAACCGCCGTGGCCCGCGCTCAAGAGTATCTCAACAACCCTGAATGGGTGCAGGTGGGCATGGACCCCGAGCGTCATGGATACTTCTACGACAGGCGCACAATGAAACCCATCACGGCGGCCGAGGAGGCCATCCAAGTTGGTCCGCTGGTGTTGGCCAAGAAGCCGCAGTACGGCAACAAGAAGGACTTCAAGTACGCAGAAGGCGGAGACGTACACATGGAAGACGGAGGCGCAGCGTTTGGCGTGTTCCCACAAATGAAGCCTAAGCGCAGCAAGCAAGACCCAGAGGCTGCAAAGAACGCGCCGCTCGACTTCTTGCGTGGTCGTATTGCTGGCACGCTAGGTATGCCCGGAGACATTGAGTCACTGATCCGCATGCTGCCCGGACTTGACGAGCGCACCTACCTCCCTACGTCTGAGTATATTGAGCAGCGCCTCCCCTTCCGTTCAGACGCCCCTGTATCTCGTGCTGCCGCTGGCTTGGGTAGCCTTACCGCCAATCCTTTTGATGTTGTAAAGGCGGGTAAGGTTGCTGGCAAGGCTGCTCAATCTGCAAAGCCCGTGGTTGGTAAGGCACTAGAAGACTACATGTTTAACCAAGGGCTGGCCATGCCAGTTGTGAAGCCAAAGGGTGGTAATTGGCTGGGTGGTAATATGCCTAGCGGTTCGGTGGGCAACGTCGATAAAATGCTAGACCGCTACAAAACTACCACCGTTGCTGGTCAGACTCCTGCTGAACGCATACCTTTGCATGAGCGTGCGTTGTTAGAACCCGGCCTAAATGATGAAGGTCGCGCAACCATTCAACGTCATCTTGATACAACCAAAGGTGAAGCCGCTGTTGATAAGTGGATTGAAAATAACATTGGCAACTACATTAAAAAGGACATGGCAACGCCAACTGATCCCGTTCGCTTGATGTTTGAGAGACGTGCGCAAGAGATTGAAGGTAAATTCCAAGTAGACATGAGCCGCGCAGAACGTACTCGCGCAAGGGCTGAGGCAGAGACCGACCCTCGCAGACAAGCCAACCTGATGCGCCAAGCCGCACAGCAAGAAGAGCAAGCCAAGTTTGATAGGGACTTTGCTAATGAGAATGCAACACACCTGCCAAGAGAAGAAGACAGAAACTTAAGGCTTAATTCAGACAGAGAAATACTAGATAATTTAAAAAATAAACGCCAGCAAGCGGGCTTTTCGCCTGAAGGTATGGCTGTGTCAGATTTTGCAAAGCGTTGGGAAAATCTCACGGACGAAGCCATCGGAATCAACCGCGCTGGTGACATCCAAGCTCAAAAAGAAGCAATAAGCAGATCGTATGATGCCGAATTTGCATTACTCACAAAAGAAGACGAGATCAAAGAAACGTTCCGCCCTCGCTTAATAGAAAAATTGACGAAAAGTGGAAATCAGATATCAGACAAAGATTTAGATGCGCTCGAACAAAATCTGCCAATTAGTCAAAAGGCGGAAGTTCTTGGAGAGGCTGAAGAATGGAATACTTTAAGAAATAATTTTCTATCAGAGAGAGCCAAAGTCAACGATAATTTGTTTGGCGCTTACAACAATAACCGATGGATAGATAAACTTGACCCTGAAACTAACGTCTACTCCGCGTATATTGGAGACCTTGGCATTGACCACGTCGTTGATGTCATCAGACAAGATGTAGCGGCAGGTCGAATCCGCCCTGAGCAACTCAACAAGCTATCCATGGATCAAGCAATCCAGCGCACTGCTGAGTTCAACATGGAACAGGCTAAGAAGATGGCTGAGGCACAGATCAAGGCCACTGAAGGAATGCCTGTCTACAAAGATTATCCTGAAGGCTACAAATGGATTGAGCTTACAACTCCAAAGCCTTCTGATGTGCTTCCTGAAGGTTGGACAATGCTTGAGCCAAAAAATGGTTATATGCGTGCTTCATCACCAGATGGCGTTAAAGTTATTGGCGAGGACATGCCTAACTTAATTAAAAACCTATATCAAAGACATCCAGATGCGCCCGGTAACCCCCGTCAGGTTCTGGAAGACGCCCTAAAGTACGAAGGCGACACCATGGGCCATTGCGTTGGTGGCTACTGTCCTGATGTAATAGAGGGCCGCTCACGCATCTTCAGCTTGCGTGATGCTAAGGGTGAGCCTCATGTGACCGTTGAGACTCAGCCCAAAGGCGCAGTGTTCAGTGATGTGGCCAAGCACATTGGCAAAGAAGAAGCAGAGCGACTGCTTGACCAAGGCGTGACGCTGACGGAGATGATCAAAAACATTCCTGACTTTCAGTACCCACAACGCATCAAGCAGATCAAGGGCAAGCAGAACGCCGCGCCCAAAGAAGAATACTTGCCATTTGTGCAAGACTTTGTAAGGAGCGGTCAATGGTCTGACGTGGGTGATCTGCGTAATACTGGACTCATCAAAAATGATGGCAAGTATATGACGCAGGGTGAATATGATGACTACTTGTTGAACCAACTTCAACCGCCCCCCGTTGAAGGAATGAAAGTTGGTGGAGTTGTAAAAGGCATAGGGGCACTCAAACAATCTATTATGGGCGGAGGCGCGGAAGCGGCAAAAGCGGAACGAGTGGCTGCCCTGCGTCAATCTGGTTTAAGTGCGGCAGAAGCTAAGGCTCGTGTAGAGTTAGCCGAACAAGCCGCAGAAATGAAACAAGCAATTAGGGCGTCCGAGGCTTTAGCCAAGATTGAGGGCAAGCACTTAAACATCACACAAGCTGATCGCACAAAGGTTGGTAACGGGTATTTGGGCGGCCCCGGCTTCTCTGGTTTGCAGATGAAAGAAGGTCCACACAAGGATGTAGGCGCTGTTTGGGGAGTTAAGAACACTGGCACAGCTAAGACCATGCTCGGTGGATTTAATAAGCCTTTAGGGAATGAATACTTTACTACCATGATTGGTTCCCCTACCCAGCACCAATCCAATCAGATGGTGTTTGACAAGCTCTATAAAGACTTCACAGCGCAAGCCAAGAAGGGGAACCTTGATTCTGCTTTGCGCCAAAAGATTAACGACCGTTTAGCAAGTGCCGTGGACAAGGATGGAAACCCCATCTTCCCGCCAGACATTGACATCCTCAGCAATAACTTTAAAAAGCAAGCAACCACCTTTGATCAGCGTGCTTTAGCGGGCAACGTGCTCGGTGGCGTGGGTGTCGGTGGAAAGAAGGGTCAGATCATTGACTACGAAAAAATTATCCGTGAAACCACTGATCCGTTTTTGCTAGATACGCCCTCTGGTGACTTGGGCTATCGCATTTGGACGCCAAGCGGCGAGGTGATTGAACGACCCGATTTGCACCCTGCTTTTCCAGCTATTGCAACTGGTGAGGATTTGGGCGTGGAATTTAAGCCTGCTGATAAAAACATTTTGCTGGCTCCGTTTCTTGAGAAGTTCAGATTGGAAAAAGGTCGGGAACCCGGCTACATGGACATGACCCGCGGTCGACCAGTGCGAGTGCAGGTTACAGAACCAATTTTGCGCAACTTGGAAGAGTCTGGCAACAAAAAAGGCGGCGCTATAGGCGGTCTATCTCAAGCAACTAGAGGCTAAACAAGGATTAAAAATGGCAACAGAATTCCCAGTAGACCCAGAATATGGCCGCTTTATTGACGGCCAACAACAGGAGCCACAGGAAGAGGTAGAGGTGGACATGCCTGAGATGGACGACGCCGAGCTTGAGGAGCTGCCTGACGGCTCTGTGGTGGTCACCTTAGACACTAAGGGTCCGATGGACGACGAGGACTTCTACACCAACCTTGCCGACAGCGACCACATTAGCCCGCTAGACCTAAGCAGCTTGGCCTTACGCTACATTGACCTCATTGAAAAGGACAAACAGGCCCGTAAACAGCGCGATAAACAGTACGAAGAGGGTATTAAGCGCACGGGAATGGGCAACGACGCACCCGGCGGCGCCAACTTTAACGGCGCATCTAAGGTGGTTCACCCCGTAATGGCCGAGGCCTGCATCGACTTTGCAGCTCGAGCCATCAAGGAGATGTTCCCACCTGACGGCCCAACCAAAACTAAGATATTGGGTGACGTTACAGAGGATAAGACGGCCATTGCAGAGCGTAAAAGCGCCTACATGAACTGGCAGCTCACCGAGCA